TGTGGAGTTATGGAATTTTTGGTCAAAGTTATGAAAAAGTTATGCTCTTGTGCACTTGTGAACAAGTTGGGTAAGGTGTTGAAATTATTATGAAAAAGACTACAAGAGAGCAGACACAGGCGCTCAGGGACGCAATCTTTCGAACTTTCAACGAGTTACAAGAGGATGGCAGGCCGTATTCTCTTGTTAACTGGGCGAAGGAAAACCCTAGGGAGTTTTACACCGGCCTACTTCCCAGAGTAATTCCCAAACCTGTGGAATTGTCTGCGTCTGAGGGAGTTTCCTTCGCTCTGGTTTACCAAGTTGGTGAGCAACAGTTTGTCCTTGGTCAGGACGGCCAGCCCTTGCCCCAGCCCTTGCCAGAAGAACCAACCTGCTTAGGTAGCAGAATGCCTGACGACGAAATAATAGTCTTATCAGACAGTTAGCAATACTTGTCTTTTCTTTTGTGCTAATTTTTGTGCTTATCTGTTGGAAGATTTGCTTGGTTACCAGGAAAAGGTGGAAAAAATCAGCCACCAGCTTGCCCCTGCCGTGCCCCCGCTTCCCCCATTCGAGGGGGGTGGGGGGCGCACTGGGGCCCCTCCCAAAATTCCCCCGGACACATTTTGGTTCTTCACAACTTCACAAGGGTCGGTGGCTGAAAGGTAAGGCACCGGGCTGTAACCCCGAGGTTGCATGAGCTTGAAGGTTCGATTCCTTCCCGACCCACCACAGGAGCTCCCATGCCAAATCCCAGTTTTGGTGTTCGCGATTGCCCCCAGCACGGCCAATATTTGACCAGGTATTGCCCTGGTTGCTATCCAGGGCAGCGGGTCGCTGCCTCTGATATTAAGGCGGCGCAGGACACGTTTGACTGTGTCCGTGACAATGAGTTGCGCGGGGCTGGTGCTGCCGGGAAGGAACCTGTTGGCCTTCCGACGCATTTCGCCTGTGTAACTTGGATGGATGCGTTCTCGGTGGATGGTCAGCACTATCTGGAAGATGTGGAGGAGGAACCTGGGATGCTAATCCATTCGGCTGGCATCCTGTTGCACGAGACCGAGCGGGTGGTGTGTTTGGCGCGTTGCTATTGCCCTGAGCAGGAGTATGAACCATATGTGCGGAATCTGATCCGCATTCCCCGGTGCAATATTCTGAACATATGCAAGTACCCGATTCCTGGGATGGCCGAGTGAGTTTTGGTGCCAAGCTCAACCGGTGGGTAGGGGGTAGGTTTGAGAACGACACCTGCTGTGCCCTGTGCGGTGAACCGGGTAGTGTTGCGGTGATCAAGACTCCTGTTGCGCCTTCCCTGGAGATTTGCATGAACTGTCTCCACTGTGCCGTAACGGCCATTTACAGAGCCACCGTAGAGGCTTTGCCGAAGTGGAAGAGGGTGCCCACGACTGCCATGAAGATGTCTGGTTTTGTAGGGAGTGTGGGGGAATGACCCTCAAGGAAGTCGCTGCTCTTGCACCGATCCTGGTCATTCAGAATTGCCTTAGCACTGCTTGTCATCAGGCAAGTCAGTTTGCCGAGGCATTTCCCGAGTGGAAGTCGCTCATATGGGAGTTTTTTTATTTCAACTGGGGGTTTTACCCAGATGAAGATGACCCAAGGGAAGTCAGGGTCAAATAAACCTTTGATGCCGCCACGTGGCGGTGCGAGAGGAGATGGTCATGGCGGCTTAACAGCAAAGAGGGATTTTCAGTGCACCAATGGTGAGTTTTTCCATTTCCCGATGGCCGCGAATGCGAAGATTTACCATGGTGCCTTGGTATGCGCTAACACTAATGGCTACGCGATACCTGGCGCGGACGCCGTTGGTCTGAAGTTTTTGGGCGTGGCCTGGTGCCCCAGTAATGGTGACGGTGTGATGGATAACACCGGCGGGGCCAATGGTGACAAATGGATCACCGTTGCCCGCACTGGCATTTTTGAATTCGACGCCCTCAGCATCACCCAGGCCATGGTAGGGAGCGCCATGTATATCGTCGACGACCACACGATCGACGACGCCTCCGGCCCCAACAATGACATCCGGGTCGGGATTCTGGTGAAGTATGTGTCTGATACCAATGGCTGGGTGGACATCAACAAGTAAGACCGCATGGCAAAAATCAAAGTCCCGTACCTGTTTGAGCCGCGCTTTTACCAAGTCCCCTTTCTTACTGCCATGGGGAGGGGGGTGCTTGGTCTCCCTGGCGGCACGAAGAGGGGGGTGGCGGTTTGGCACCGGCGGGCCGGGAAGGATCTTACAGCCCTGGCTGGGCTGTTAGTTCCCGAGATGTTGCGCCGCCCCGGTGTCTATTACCATTTCCTTCCGACGTATAAACAGGGCCGGAAGATCATTTGGGACGGGCGTGACAAGACGGGGCGCAGGTTCCTCGACTACATTCCCCCCGAAGCCATTGCCACCAGGAACAACCAGGAGATGAAGATTGAGACCACTTCTGGTTCCTTGTTTCAGGTGGTTGGGACAGACGACATTGACTCCATTGTAGGCACCAACCCTGTGGGGTGCGTGTTCTCTGAGTTTTCTCTCCAGCACCCACAGGCTTGGGATTACGTTCGTCCGATCCTCAGGGAGAACGATGGATGGGCTGTGTTCCTCTACACCCCACGCGGCAAGAACCACGGTTACAAGCTGTTCAACATGGCGAAGAGCAATCCTGCGTGGTTTTGCGAAATGTTGACGGTCTTTGACACCAAGGTGCTGACCGCCCAGGACATTCAGGAAGAGCGTGATGCCGGGATGTCTGAGGAGTTGATTCAACAGGAGTTTTTTTGCAGTTGGAATGCACCCTTGACTGGTGCGTACTATGGGGCTTTGATGGACAAGGCCAGACACGACGGGCGTATCCGGGACTTCCCGGTTGACAAGAATCTCCCCGTTCACACTGCCTGGGACTTGGGGATGCACGACAGCACTGCAATCTGGTTTGTACAGGTTGTCGGGAGAGAAGTGTGGGTGATTGACTACTATGAGGCCTCAGGCGAGGGTCTTGCCCACTATGCCAATGTCTTGGAGGAGAAGAGGCGTGCTGGCGGCTACCTGTATGGAACCCACTATGCCCCGCACGATATCGAGGTGCGGGAGTTGGGCACCGGGAAGACTCGTTTGGAAATTGCCTCTGACCTTGGCATCTTTTTTCAGGTGGTGCCCCGGCACGACCTGATGGACGGCATTGAGGCTGTCCGCGGCTTACTGCCCCTCTGCTGGTTCAACGAACAAAAGTGCCTTGAGGGGATCGACCACCTGGAGCAGTATCGGAAAGAATGGGACGAGAAACGGGGGTGTTACAAATCCCGCCCCGTCCACGATGCGTCCTCTCACGGAGCAGATGCGTTCCGCACCTTGGCTATGGGTCTCCGCGTTTCTGACCCGCGCCATCGCATGACCATCGAGGATGTTCGAAACCTTGATGAACGCTATTCCCCGCCAAGACGATAGTGCGTTGCCCACATTACACGCCTTGGGCCTCTGTGAAGGGGTCTGTTTTGCGCTCGAAGGAGTGTTGCCATTATGAGCAATGGCCACCCCCAGCAAGATGTTCCTTCCCTTACCCCCATGCCGGTTGCGATGGTTTCGGGAATGTTACCGGAGAGGGGAGTTTTTGTGTACTGGATCAACCCATTCGACCACCGAAAAATGCACCTGTCTACGATGACCTCCCGGCATTTGCGACGGGATGTCTACGCGGGACTTGAGGTGATGGTTGACACGGGGCAGGTTGTCTCGTATCGGCTTCACGCTCTTCCAAGGGGTTAGGCCATTGTCGAGTAACAAGGAAATCGTTCAGGAATTCAATCAAGCCTACGACAATGCCATTCAGCACTGGGGCCGGTGGATGCTGGAAGCCAGGACTGATATGAAGTATTTCGTGGGCGACCAGTGGAGTGCATCTGACAGGCAGTTTGCTCAAAACACACGCCGGGAGTTGAAGACCATCAACAAGGTGAGGCGTGTCATTAAGCTGGTCGAGGGCTTTCAGAGGAAGCACCGGCTGGCCATAAAGGCAGACCCCATTGCCCTGGCCATGAACCAACTGAGTGAGTTGGAGGCCAAGACTGCCAGCCAGATGTCGGCCGTTCTACAGTTCGAGATGTCGAAGCGGTATGGCGGCTACCTCACTATGTCTCAGGCTTTCTCGGGTGCCTTGAAGGTTGGTCTCAACTTGGTGGAGATCTACGTTGACTACAAGGACGACCTCATCTCCGGCGACCTCCGCTTTGCCAGGAAGGCCCACAACGAGTTTGTGATTGACCCCTCGACAACCAAGCTGTCCCTGGAGGATTGCGGATACATTATCGAGCGCAAGTTCTTATCCCCTGGGGCCTGTAAACAACTCCTGCCAGACAGGGCCAATGAGATTGACAAGCTCCGCCCCAAGGGGTTCAACGATGGCAAGTTCATCTATGCACCGAGGGTGCGTGGCATTGATGGGAAAGACCTTCTGCGCTATGACACCTTCTATCGTTGGGACACCAAACAGCGCAAGGTGGTGGTGGATCGTCAAACCGGGGATCATTTTGTATGGCGAGGCACACGGCGCCAGCTTGCTGAGTGGATGCAGTCCATCGACCCCAAAACTAACCTACCGATGTCTGAGTTGATGACCGTCATTTCCCGGCCCATCCCCACCATGCGTCAGATTGTCCTGGTGGAGGAGGAGTTGATGTACGATGGGCCGGATATCCTGGGGATCGACGACTACCCCTTCGTGCCGGTATGGGCGTATTTTGACCCGGAGCATGACAAGCACGAGGAGAAGTTGCAGGGGCTGATCAGGGCCATGCGCGACCCCCAGGTGATCGTCAACCAGCGGTATTCCAAGCTGGAGGACATTCTCGACAAATTGGCCTACGGTGGTCTCAAGTTGACCGAGGATGCCCTGGTAAACCCTGAACAAGCCTATCAGGTGGGCCACGGGTTGCCGTTGTGGATCAGGGCCGGTAAAGATCCGAGTTCTGTCCAAGACCGCCAGATGCCACAGATCCCGCAGGGCCTGTTTGCGGTGCTGGAGCTTGCTGACAAGATGCTTCTCGATTCCGGCATGGTGACAGACGAACTCCTGGGCGACCCCTCCTCGCCACAGACCGAGGTGGCTGGGGTGCTGTCGAAGTTGCGGCAGGCGGCGGGTCTCACGGTGTTGCAGGACATTTTTGATAACTACCGGGAATCTAAGCGGATGTTGGGCTACAAGCTGATTGCCGCGATTCAGAAGCACTACCAATCGTCCAAGATTGCCCAAATCATCAACGAGGAACCGACCCCCAGCTTCTTCGACAAGACTTTTCCCCGGATGAACGTCAACATCACCGAGGGGGTCTTGAGCGACAGCCAGCGGGAGATGTACCACTTCCAACTGCTCCAGTATAAGGCGCAGGGTGCGCCGATCCCCTGGAGTGAGATTATCGACACAGCACCACTGGAGGGCAAGAATCGGCTGAAGGAAGTGGTGGCGCGGGAGGAACAGGCCAATGCCGAAATGGCCAAGGCCCAGCTTGAGGCACAACAGGTTGTCCAGTATTTGACGATGGCCGAGGCCCAGGCCAGGATTTCTTCGGCCAAGCTAAACGACCAGAAGGTGGAGACGGAGATCGCCCAGGCCCTGCTCGACAGGGTGAAGGCAATCGGGGAGATGGAGAAGATCAAGGCCGAGATAAGTGGTCTGGACGCGAAGCGCATTGCCGAGATTCTAAAGGCCCTGAGTACCTTCCATTCTGCCACAAAGCCTGACCAGCGACGCCGGGGCATTACGAAGAGGTAAGCATGGACAATGGGCAAGAATCCAACCAAATCTCGACACGAGTTTACGACCCCGGATATGAGGCGTGGGTTAATTGGAGCGTAATATGAGCGTGCTGATTGGCGACATCAGGGCCGAGCTTGAGGCTAAATTGCGAGACAACCTGGCCGATATCATGGCACGGAAGGCGGCTGAAGGCAAGGACAACTACTACATTCTGGTGTATGCGTCCTGGGCAAATGGCAACGAGCTTCACACCCGCATCATCCTGTTGAAGGATGAGCCGCCCCCGATGCTTGGGACTTGTTGTTATCTGGTAAAAAACGGTATTTTGCACAAGGTTTTCATCCTGCCCCGAGACAATTATTTGATCTCCGACAAGTGCCGCGACGAGGACTCCATCTGCCGGGAGATCGAAGAGGGGGCCAGAAAACTGAGAATGCCACTGGTGAATTAAAATGATTTGGTTTGAGGGTTCCCCCATCCCACCGCCCCGACTGCCAAATCTACCTTGTGGTCTCTGACAACTTCTTTTTTGCGCATTGGTGCTGATGCGCTAGTTGTTCCCCCCCCAAATAAGTGCAGGGTCTCCAAAACCCAGCGTTCGATCCCTGTGGGGTCTGCCAACAAATTAAAGGAGGTTTCAAATGGGTATTGTACGTAACTATGTGAGAGATTTAATCAACAGTACCTTCCCCGCCCACAACCGCGATGCCATCCACAATCTGAATGATGCGATGCTGGCGCGCTCTGTTTTTGTCGTCACGTTCCCGGTTATCCCCACCTGGACAAAGGACGGGACTTACCAAAATTTGGGGAGTGTCTAGGCCGCATACCCAAAAATTCCCGTTCCCTTCGTGGTAAAAACTGTCCATTTGACGTTGGGCACTGCACCGGGGAGCGGTAAAACTGTCACTCTCAAGATCAAAGGCATCTATGCCGTTACGGTTGCAGACACAAATCTTTGGAATTGTTGGGTAAACATGAACATCCCAGTTGCCGCTAATGAATCCAACATTTTCACCATCAATGAAACCGCGGGCGGCACCGGGGCGAATGCCGTCATTTCCATTGTCTGTCAGCCCACCGGATAGTGCCAGCGCAGCTGCCAAACCACTTTCCTGAATACCACCGTGCAAGAAAATCCCGCCGCCGGGGGCGCATATGGGGAGTCCGGGCTATGCAGTACCGCGGGTGCCGCGCATACTCCCTGTCTGCCACGGGCGTAAAACCACTCGATTGGAGGATTTATGGAATTTGATGAACTTGACAACCTGGAAACGGGCGAACAAGACCCTGCCGCCGGGGGCCAGAACCAAGACGGCGACAAAATGGTTCCCCTGTCTGCTCTTCAGGCAATCAGAGAGGAACTGAAGACTGTCAAGGAACAAAACCAGCTTTACCTCGCCCAGCTTCGCATGGGCCTGGCGGCTCAGAATGGCCAGCAAAACCGGGGGCAGACTCAGGAAGAGGATGATGATTTCCTTCCTGGCATTGACCCCGACGAACCGCTGACCAAAAAGGAGATCGCCAAGGCGTTCAAAGGGCTTTCCCAGCGGATCGAGGCCCGCACGAATGCCATGAGTGACGAGGCCGCCTTCCTGGCACGTCACCCCGACTACTACGAGGTGATTACTCAACACCTCCCCAAGCTGTTCGAGCAAAAGCCCGAACTGCTGGCCAGACTCCAACGCCACCCTGACCCTGTCCTGGCCTACGAGCTGGGTGTGAACAGCCCCAGTTACAAAGCCAAGAAGGCCAAGGAAAAAATCGCCCAGGATGACAAGGGCAAAATTGCCCAGGAAAACGCCAGGAAACCTGGAAGCCCATCCCAGGTGGCCGGGAATACTGGGCAGGATGCTCGTGACAAGATCGCGAATATGTCTCGCGAAGAATTTCGGGCGTACGTGGAGAAGGTGAAGCGTGGGGGGCGCTAAAAAAACCCCTAAAAGGAGAATACGCCTGTGGCTGTTCAAATTACGACCACAACCCAAGTTGATCCTGCGGTGGCGACTTTTTATGACCGCGTCCTTCTGGAGCGCGCCACCCCCGAACTCATTCATGACCGTTTCGCCCAGAAGCGGCCAATCCCGTCAAAAAGCGGCAATACCATCAAGTTCCGGCGGTATTCCGCTTTGACCCTGGCCACCACCCCCATCACTGAGGGTGTGACCCCGGACGGCCAGAAACTTGCCAAGACCGACCTGACTGCTCAAATTCAGCAGTATGGTGACTATGTGACCATCACCGATGTCGTCGACCTGACTGTTGAGGATGCCGTTCTCACCGAGGCCAACGAGATTCTTGGTGAGCAGGCCGGTCAGACCTGGGACTACCTGACCCGAGTGGTTCTCGCCGCTGCCGCCACCCAGTACAATTGCTCTGGCGGTAGCAATGGTAAGACCCCCACCGAGATCAGCGACTCTGACCTCCAGAACGTGGTGCAGACCCTCCTGGGTGCCAACGCCAAGATGATCAGTGAGATCATCCCGGCCAGCACCGGGGTTGGCACTGTGCCGATCCGCCCCGCGTATTTCGCCATGGCCCACACAGACCTCATCCCGGCCATTGAGGCTTGCTCTGGCTTCAAGTCCATTGCCGAGTATGCGGCGCAGGGGCCGGTGACCGAGGCCGAGTGGGGTGCGGTGAAGAACGTGCGGTTCTTGGTGTCCACCGCTTGCGACAAAACCACTGGCACACCGAGCACCTACAAGGTGCCCGTGGTGGGCAAAAACGCCTACGGGGTCACCGATCTGGCGGCCGGCAACCTGAAGTCTGTGGTAAAGGCTTTCGGGTCTGCCGGTACTGCTGACCCTCTCAACCAGCGTGCTACCGCGGGCTGGAAGTTCTTCCACACCGCGCGCATCCTGAACGACAGCTTTCTGGTGCGGGTCAACTGCACCAACAAAGCTGGTACCTAATTAACCTCGCTGCCTGGGGGGCGGGACTCCAGAACCGTCCCCCTACTCTCTCTGGAGGATAATATGCCGCAAGGCGACTTTTTCAAATTTACCAATATCGAAACCCCTCGTGCGTACATCGATTTTGTGTTCAACAAAAAACTCCTGCGCCTTGAGGACGGTAAGGTCTACCAAGACCAGTTCGACGAGAACCTTGGCGTGTGGATGTCTGACCACCTGAATTCCCTGGAGATCCCCGAAACTGTAACTGAGGTGGACTCCAAGACGGGCCAGTTTGTCACCAAGGTGGTTGGAGTGCGGCCCCGCTTTTCCTGTGTTCCCGTGCGTCCCGGCGAGAAGAAGTCCCTCAAGGATGCTGTAGGAAAATAAACCATGCCTCAAATCTGGACTCAGCAGGATGTCAGGGATCGGGTAAGGAAGTTGACAGGGAGAAAAACTACCGGCAACCTCAGTGATGCCGACCTGGACAAGGCGATCAACGAGTACCTCAAAAATACCATGGCCGTGGAGCTTCCCGGCCACCGGATCAATGAGGTCTTTTTCATCACGATCACCACTGTTGCGGGGCAGACAACCCAGGATGAATCTCCCATTGGAAGCATTCTCTACATCCGTGGGAACCCCACCTGTGACGGTGTGCCGATGACCTTGCACCATGATCGGGACTTCTTCTATGAGAGGTTCCCTCAGGGTCAGTCCTACGAGAATTCCACCCCAACTGACATCCTCTTCTATGGCACAGGTTTTACTTGGATGCCACCGGCTGTTGGCGGCGAGGAGATCGTCATCCCGATTTACCCCCTGGTACCGTATGGGGTGGACGATGCTGAGTTCCAGACCTACGGTTTCGGGAGGTTCGGCAGGTTGATTGCCTTCGGTACTGCGATTGACATCCTGCTGGACGGGGGCGATTTTGAAGCCGCCCAAACAATCTCAAACGTCTACACCACCCTCTTAAACTTTGCCAACCGGGAGACCATACTTTCTCTGATCAATCAGGAACCAGTGGGGAAATGGTAATGAGCATTAAACGCGCCTTGGTACGAGTAGCCCTGACCTGGGATGCCGCCAAACCGGCTGGTAGTCAGAAGATCAGGCTGTCCGACGAGGAAATCCGGGATAACTGGGTGGCCCTGGCCGATGCCTTGAACAGGGAGCACATCTTCCCCGGAACTGAGGGGGTCGATGCTGGAATCCACAAAGTCCCGGTGGGCAACAGTAACCCCTCAGGGTACGAGGGGCGGCTGGCCATCGCCAACAATCTGCTTAATTGGTATAGCAATGGGGCTTGGCGCACCCTGATCCCGGCTGGCACCAAGATGGCATTTTTCCAGGCCAGCGTTCCCACCGGCTGGACGCAGGACACCTCGGTAAACGACAAGGTACTCCGGGTCGTCTCTGGAACCGGTGGTGGGTCAGGGGGTAGCTGGACAATCTCTGGGATCAGCGTGAGTAGCTCGGCTAGTACGGAGTCACAGAGTGTTTGGGTATCAAGCACTGCAACCTTCGCCCCCGGTTCCACTACCGCCGTCACCGGTATCGGCACAGGATGGCACAGTCATAATATCAGCAGTACAGCAGCATCAAATGGTACGTGGCGACCAGCCTATATCGATGTTGTCATCGGGGCCAAAGACTAAGCCAACCGGAGGGAGATTATGGCAGACTTTAGGGGGGCCTTTGCCTGTGGCAAGACAGGCGAGTGCCCCGAGAACAACGGCAAAAACGGGTGCCCGTGCTGGATTATCATGACCTGGAGCAACAATAGCGGTGAGGAAAAAACGGTAGGCGAGTGCATCTTTCAGGCCCTACCAAAGCTCATGGTCGAGGTTATCAAGGCCAGCAACCGTCCCGCCGCGGCCATTGAGTCAACCCGCAACGAGATTGCCAAGGGTTTTGCTACTCTGGCTACACTCGCCATGCCGGAACTGCTGGGCGGGGATTCCAATGCCTTACAAGCCCTTCCTGATCGCCCCCTATAAAACTGGCCTCGAATTGGGGATGCCTACCTGGATGATCCCCAAGGATGCCTGGACTGAACTGACTGATGCCTTCCTTTTCCGCGGGGTTGTGCGGAAAAGGAATGGGTACTCTCAGTTTGCCCGTCTGCCCCACCTGGTTAATAATGAAAATATCGGTACTGGTAACGGGTCTCAGACCACCTTTACCAAAACCCTGGTCAAGACCCCCATTGCCCCAGGTAGTGTGGTCATCAATGCCTCGAACACTTCTAATGTGACGATGACCGTTACCGACAACGGTAACGGTGTATTGACGGGTGATGGCACCGGCACCATCAATTATAGCACGGGTGGGGTCAGCGTCACCTTTAACTCCGCGGTCAAGAGCGGTGCGGCTGTCCTGGCAACTTACAATTTTTACGCCGGCCTGCCGGTGATGGGTCTCTGGAACTACGTCAATGCCGGTGGTTCAGAGTTGCTGATGGCCTTCGACACCAAACGGGTCTTCGTCTACGACGATGTCAATAGGTTATTTAAGGACATTACCGGCGGGACAGACGTGTTCAGCGGCGGGGAGAGCGACTTCTTTTGGGTTTGTAACTGGCAGAATGTTGCCTACATCGCTAACGGTAAGGATCAACTTTACACCTTCGACGGTGTCACCTTCTCCCCTTTCAATATCCATCTGGATACCAACCCCAACGACGTTGGGTTTGCCAAGATGGTCTTTGCCCATAAAGGGTACCTGATCCTCCTACACACCCAGGAAAAGGGCACCCTCCAGCCACAGCGCATGAGGTGGAGCAACCCAGCCAACCCTTCTACTTGGTCTCCCAACGACTATGCCGACGCAGACACCCATGAGTTTATCGTCGGTGCGGCGTATTTGCGGAACGATATCATTGTGTTTTTTGAACGGTCAATTTGGGTGATCAAGTTTACTGGCGACTCACGGATGCCTTTTCGGTGGCAGAGGCTGGCCATCCAGGACGGTGCCATGGCGCAGATGGCTGTGGTCGACATGAGCGACGAGATCATCGCCCTTGGGCCCACCAACCTGATTGGGTGTGATGGCAATAAGGTTTACCCACTTAGCGACCAGGTGCCCGACTTTGTGTATGAGGTCGATCAGGGACTGCTTACTCGGGCGTATGCCGGGGTGAATGAAGAGTTTAGGCTTATTCTGATCAGTTACCCGGAAGCCGGTTACACCTACAACAACAAGACATTGCTGATCAACTACCAGGATTTCTCGTACTCCAAGGCGAACTTCGGCTTCACCTGTTGGGGGTATTACTCGGTTCAAGACCCGGATATCTCCTGGGATGAATGCGGTGAGATTACCTGGGATGAGTGGGAACGGGTTTGGGACGAGCGCAGTGCCCAGGCGGGTTTTCCCTTGCAAATCTTCGGGGATACCAGCGGGTACATCTGGAAAATGGACGAGACAGACGGCACAGACAACGGTGCCGCCATCGGGTTCGCCGCCGCCACCGGTTGGATGAACCCCTTCATTACCGATGGTCAGCGAGCGCGGCTCGGGTACGTTGACCTCCTGGTGACTCGTGATCCCAATATTTCGTTTAAGGTCGAGTTGTCCATTGACTACAATACCGCACCCTATTACACCGAGACCGTCGTTTGCGACGGCAACGCAGACGAGAAGGTTTGGGTGCGGGTGTATTGCGGCGAAGTCGCAAATTTCCATCGAGTCAGGTTGTCCCATCTTGCCCCAAACCAACGGTTTGAACTCCATGCCATGATGCTGTGGTTCACACCAGCCGGGGAGATTTACTACTAATGCAAGGATACAACCATGTTCCCGAGGGCCTTATCCTCCCCTTGGATGAGGTCAAGATAAAGAGTGGCGAACCTGAGCAACTTTGGGAAGCACTGAACGACTTCTACACGGCCCTCAAAGACCACTTGGAGTTTGTAGCTGGGGTGATCAACCTCAACCCTGAGTATGGCGAGGGCACTTCTGCCCCAACCCCGGCAAACGGAAAATTTTCTGTCTGGAAAGACACTTCCGTTACTCCGCCCAAATACCGTTTGGTTTATGGTGACAACGGTGCCCAGGTGATAGAGGGGCCTAAGGTGGTAGAGTCTCGTGCTCTGCTACAGCACACCACTGCCGGGGGGGTCAACGGCGGTTCCCTTACCGCAGGTAGTTGGGTGACCCGGACACTCAATACTAAACTGTACGATCCCGATGGCATTGTGAGCCTGTCTAACAACCAGTTCACCCTGGGAGCGGGCAGGTATCGCATTCGGGCGAAGGTGTATTTTATTGGCACCGACGCGTCTCAGGCGAGGCTCTACAACGTCACTGATGGGGCTGTACAGCAGAACGAGGTTGGGGTAAACATCTACGGAACCACCGTGAGGGCATATATCACCTCTGCGTTCTCAGAATTCGACGAAATTATTAAGCTAACTGCGACAAAGACCTTCGTACTCCAGGGTGCCGTAACCACCACCAACTCCCTTGGGGGTGGCGTAGCAGCAGCGTGGGCCAATATCTTCACACAGGTGTGGATCACCAAGTTGGGCTAATATGATTCTCTTTATTTCAGCCTCCGGAGAATCGCTCCCCCTGGCGTGGCGCATCCAACAGGAAGGTTACCCTGTAAGCGTCTACCTCCATATCAGCGGATATAAAAACAATTACCGGGGTATTGTCTCGTCAATCCCACTTTCGTTGCTCAAAAAGACTGCCGCCCGGGCCGATGTGGTGGTGTTTGACGGGGCGCGGCCAAACCGGCGCACTAAGCAAGACCTTGCCCTGTTGAAGACCTTCAAACTTCCGACCAAGAGCGAGGATGTTTTCGGGGTGGTTGGCAATGCGATCCGGCCCTATACCAGGGTAATCGGCGCATCCGCCTGGACTGCCAAAATTGAGTTGGACAGAATGCTTGGCAGTGAGGTAGCCAAGGATTGTGGCTTCGAGGTAGCCGAGACCCATGAATTTGACTCTCTACGAAAAGGTGCCAAATTTCTTGGCAAGAACTCTGATCGTCTGTGGGTGTTTAAACCTCACGGGAATCTCGATCTCGACCTGACCTATGTGGAGTCCTACCCCGGGGAGCTTGCCGACAAGTTCGAACACGAACTGCCTGTCCGGGTGGGGGGTGACAAGATTGATTATATACTCCAGGCCAAGGTTGACGGGGTGGAGGTCTCCAGTGAAGCGTGGTGGAACGGCGACACCTTCTTGCACTACAACCACACCTTTGAAGACAAGAAGTTTCTTACCGGCCACCTGGGGCCGGGGGTGGGGTCGGCAAACAACGTGGTGGTGCCGGTGTTTCACCAGAACCAGATCTTTCAGCACTTGGTGAAACTGGCCCCCAGGCTGAAAGAGTGTGGATATGTGGGGCCTGTCGATGTCAACTGCATTGTGAGTAGCAAAGACCACCGGCCATATTTTTTAGAGTGGACTCCCCGTTTTGGCTGGGATGCCCTCTATCTCCTGCTGTCCATGTTGGATGGCAAGCTGGGGGACTTCTTTCTGGATAACTTTGCTGGCCGGTTCACTGGAGTGGCCGCCAGCGTTAGGATTTCAATTCCACCCTACCCTTACTCCGATCCCCAGCTACTTGAGGATTATGCCAAGGATGTGCCGATCAAGCACCGCATTGGCGATTTTCAAAATGTTTGGTGGGAGGACGTTTACCAGGATGATTCCGGGTACTTAGCCTGTAACGGGGCTGATGGCATCCTGGGGGTGGTGACCGGGGTGGGAAAACAAATTGGAGAGGCAGTGGGGAAAGTTTATGGAACCTGCAAAAAACTTAGAGTCGGAGCAAATCTCCAATACCGAACCGACTGTGGCAAGAGGGCAGAGCAAGCATACCGCACCCTCAAAGCCTGGGGGTATTAAGGGTCTCAAAATCATCCCGGTGGATGACATTGAGATCATCCCCTGGCCACTCCTGGAGCAACTCAGGGGGGCCGGGGAGTATGAGATTGATGATTTGATCCAGCTTTGGAACGGTTTTCGTGGCCAGCCCACCAGCTACCTGTGGGCCATTGTCAACAAGGAACACCAGATCGTTGGGGCCGTGTGGTCGACCTACGTAGTCCTGACCCACACCATGATTGTAAATTTCTGCACTCTGGACAAGAGCATCCAGGGGGCCGACCACGCTGTGGTCAAAAACTTGGTGGTTCCTGCCCTCCGCAAGATGCAGAAAAAGCTGGGGGCCAGAAAGATCTGGTTTCTCACCAACCGGGACAGGGCCTGGAGAAGGATGGGATTTCGTGAATCTCACGTCAAACTGATGGAGGTCTAAGATGGGCAGCATCCTGTTTGGGAGTTCTAAAACCAGTGCCGAACGAATGCCTTTGCTCACTGGTGCCCAGATGAGCAATCTTGACGCCCTGTCCGGCTACCTACAGAATCAGATCGGGGCCTGGGGGCCGCAGTATTATGGGGAATTCACCCCAGGTATCACACCCCTGACCAGGGAATGGATCGCTGATGTCCAGGATATGCCCAATAATCCGCTTTGGCAGGGGGCAACAAACACCCTCCTGGGGGCCATGCAGCCATACAGTAAAGACGCGGCCCTTAACTACTGGGCCGATGCCATCAAGCAACCGGCCCTGGAGGGCTTCGACGACACCATGAAGGCCATTGCCACCACCTATGGTGGCCTGGACGCAATTGACTCAGGGGCCTTCCTCAACGCTCAAGCCGAGGCGGCCAAGAACTTGCACACTAACTTGAATGCCACTCTGGCTCAGGTGCTCTTCAACGACAAAAATGCCTATGATAACAGGGCAATGCAGGCCGCCGGAATGGGGTCTAACATGGCCCAGGTTCTGGCAAATGTTCTACAGGCACCGGCTATGTTCGAGTATCAGGATAGGGCTAACGATTTGGCAATGAAATATCAGGATTGGCTACAGGCCCTGCCGAACTCCCAACTTGCCAAGCTGGCCGGACTGTTTGGCACCTCCTTGGGTACTCGCGCTTATGAGAACGTGATCACCCAGCGTCAGACCCCCGGTATTCTTGGGGACATTCTCAAGGGCGGGGCGATGTTGGGCAGCGCGTACATCAAAAAGTATTTGTAAGGAGGTAGCATGGCACAGGTGGTTTATGATTTCCGTCCCAATCCACTTGCCGGGGTTGGCGATGCCATAGGGATTCTTGGCAAGGCTCTGTCTGACAGATGGGAGAACCAAGCCAAGATTGAAGACCAGGGCACGATAGGGCAGGCGTTGAAGGACCTGATTGCCGGGAAGCTGACCCCCGAGGCCCTGGATCAGTATGTCCAGGCCATGAAGACCCCGGAAGGGGTGGGGTTGCTGAACCAAGTTCTGGCCCAAAAGGCAATGGAGCAGGACAAGATAAAGGTTGGGCCCCCAGGTTCCTACATTTTCCGTGGCTCCGAGAAGGTTGCCGAGGTGCCGCTTGGCCCCAAAAGATACCGCCCCGGCGACTATGTTGTCCCTGGCGATGGGCGCGAACCTTTCCAGATACCCCAGGCCCCGATGACCGAGGCCGAAAAGATCAAGGCCGACCAAGCCGAGCGTCGACTTGCCCTGGATGCCGAGTACAAAAAATTCCTCATGGGGCAAGCCAACCAGCCCTCTGGCCGGTACAAAGATCTGCGTCTGATGGCGATTGACTTCGGCATCAAGCCCACCATGGAAAATCTAGAAAAGCTCAACAAAAAGTTCTACAACAATGGCGGCGACCTGGATCGCTTTGCGCTCGGCAAGGCCATCGAGCTCTCCAAGAGTGACCCCCGCTGGGATCAGCGCGACGCGACGTACAAGGAACAGAAGATCAAGGAAAACAAGGAAGTCATCTTAAAGACCATGGCGGCTGGGCAGGCCGGGGGGGGGGTAGACCTTTCCAAGCTCGCACCTGGAAAGGCTGTCATGGTCAACGGTGTCGCTGTTGGTCGGTTCCCTGACGGGCTTTATGTGATCGATCCCCAAACCGGCCAGAAGAAGGGAAGGTACGCGGGGCAATAATGGAACAGTTCGATATCCCGAACTACAAAAGCAACTGTGTTCTGAGGATCGGTGATAACTGCGGCCAGTACGTCACCCGACAAATGAATGCCTACCTGGCCGAGGCTGGATTCGAACACCTGTTGCCGGAGGAAAACCTGGGGGTGGGCATCCCAAACTTCCTTGGTGAGAAGTACGGGGTGCCCGTCCTGTCCAAGGACAAGATTACCCCGGAGATCCTCAAGGCCCTGGGGCCGGGAACGGTTATTGCCTATGACCGTGGGGAAAACGACTACGGGCGGGAGTTCGGCCCCAACCATGCCGAGATGACCATGATCAACCCGGAGAACGGTAGGCTGATGGTCGCCTCAAAATCGGCTGGCAAGGGCATCCTGTGGAAGGAGATTACCCCCAAGTATATCAAGACCTTGGGATACAACGCACGGGCCGCAAACCCCTTTTACAAGGGTGAGTCCGAGGGCGGGGTGCTTGCCGCCATTGGCAAACTGGTTGGCCCCTCCCAGGCCCATGCCGCAGAAGTTCCACCGAGACAGGCTGAAGTGTTTGATATTCCTGGCTATAAAGCCAGTGATGAGCAGAGTGGGGTGTTTGACATCCCTAATTATCAAGACGCGGAGGTGTTTGACATTCCAGGATATCAGCCCCAGTCTGCCGAGCCTGGGGATGTGGCGATGGGGGCCACAGACCAAACCATTGCCGACTTCGTGAACCCTCCGCAAGACACTGTCCCGGCTCAACCCGACGGTGCCGCGGTGTTTGATGCTATCAAGGATTCCTTTCGGCAAGTCCAGGTGATGCAGGGCCTGGGTGCGCCGCCCGAGTATGCCGAGCCGAAGCCCTTCACCCCACGGCCCTTCCCAGGCCAGCCGGGGTATGCCGAGATTTCTGCGGGGGACCAGAAACCCCCGACCATCTCTGCCGCCACGCCGGAAGAAGTGCAAGCCGCTAATGCCCCCACCCCCCAGGAACTGGCAGAACCGGGGGTGCTGAACACCCTCAACAGGTTTGCCGCCAACGCCAACCGGCCAATCCTCGATGTGGTGCATGGCTTCGCCCGGGCGCTGGAGGGGGTCCTCAATCTCCCGGTCCAGCTTGCCACCGGCGACGACCGTGCCGCCATCCACCCCCTCACTGCCGCAACCGGGAAGCTCAAGGAGTTGGGTTCCCCGGACAAGCTAATACAGGAGTCCAGCCCCATCAATCAATACCTTGGTGGTCTGCTTGGTGGCCTGGCAAGTTATATGCTCCCCGGCGGGATTATGGGAAAACTGGGGGCTCCCTTGCCCATGGCCACCACCCTCCAGCGGTTTGGGAGCAACCTACTGACCTTCTCCACTACCGACGCTCTGCGCACTGCCGGTGAGGGCGGCACCATGAAGGATGTCCAGGGTGCGGTGATCAAGTCCGTCCCCACTGCGGCCCTGTTCACTGTGGCGCAGTCCCTGCCCTATGACAAGCTGGTCAACAGCCCCTACCTCACCAAGGCATTGGAGTCTGTCGGCACCGGCGGTGCTTTCGCCGCTACTCATGCCCTAGTGGGGGGCGACACCGACCCCGGCGCGCTGGCGGTGAGCTTCCTGACGGGTTTCGGCCTTCATGCCCTGACCTCTGGTAAGCCGAACATGACCGAGGAGCAGTTTCAGAGGTACATAGACAACCGCTGGAAGAAGTTTGTCGCTGAACACAAGGAGGTTGCCAAGGAAAACCTGGATGCCGCCAGGGCGATTTTGGATGGTAGCGAACAGCCAAAAACTTCACATGAGGTTGTGCGAGGCCAAGCACAAGACGAGGTTGCCGGTGGGCAGGCGGCACAAAACCCCTTGCAAGACAAAATCGGCCCTCCTGCGCCGTCTGGTGAAGCCGTTGCCGGTGGTGGGGTGATGACCCCTGAGGTTTTGCCGGAAACCAAGTACCAGCCGGAGGACATGGTCGATTCCGAGGGCAAGCAGGGGACTATCGCCAGGGCTGAGTTTGATCCTAAGCTCAATGAGACTCGGTCTGCCCTGGAGGATGCCGGTGGCGGCACTCGGGGAGCATTAGGTGAGGATGGCATGATTGGGGCCCTCCAACTGCCAGAAGTCCAGCCCCCGCAAAATGCCCCCGGCGCAAACTACCAGGGCATGATTGTTGATGTCTACAACCCCGTCGCGGTGAGTGAGGCGGCGCAAAATCTTCCCCCGCCCAAGACCAGGGAGTCTATCTTGAAACCCCTCCTGAAGCACTTCGGGGTGCCCTTATACCAGGGGAGGGTGAGGGGCAGTAAACGCCTGGGGTTCTACCGGCCCAAGAAGGAAGAGGTCAGGGTCAAGAAGATGTCTGACCTGGAGGTCACCTCCCACGAGCTTGCCCACCTGCTGCAAGACCGCGACCCTGCCTTTACCGGCCTCTACATCGGCAAGGGGGTGCCCCGCAACGTCACCCAAGAGGTGCGGGCCCTGTCTTACGATGATAGGAAGATCCACGAGGGTGGGGCCGAATTCGTGCGCCTGTGGATGACCCAACCCAAAGAGGCCCTGGCCAGGGCCCCCATGATGTACTCCAGGTTTGAGGCTTACCTGGATAAGTCGCCCCACGGGAAGGCCCTCAGGGAAGCGCAGAAGAGCATGACCGAGTGGTATGAACAGGATGCCCTCACCCGGATGCGCTCCAAGCAGGGCTACCAGGAAGATGTAAACGACTTCCTCAACTCCTACAGTGACAAGTTCCGGCAGTCGGTTCTCGACGATCTGTGGGGCATCGCCGTGGCTGAGACAACCTTGAAGGGGAGCACCAAACCTGGGGGTATGTACGAAACCGCACGGCTCACCAGGGGTTTGGGCAAGGTCATGAAGGGCATGGTGGAGATCGGGGCCCCGAAGCGTTTGCCAGGTGGGCGCATCGTATTTCTGGATAAGGACGGCAACCCCTCTGTCCTCCAGACTGTCAAGCCAGACGGGAAGATCGAGTTGCAGTCCAACCCCAAATACAAGCCGTGGGGGCTTAAGCAGATCTTTGAGCCTGTCAGAGACGACGTTGCCAACTGGGGCAGTTATGCTGTCGCCCGGAGGGCAGAGAAACTCAAGGCCGAGGGCCGGGAAAACCTCTTTACCAACGCGGAGATTAAGGCCGGTCTGGCCCTGGAAACCCCGGTATTCAGGGAGGTCTTCGACAACTGGAACAAGTTCAACAAACAGATGCTGGACTTCGCCCAGGATGCCGGGGTGATCAACCCGGAAACCAGGAAGCTCTACGACAACGGGGTCTACATCCCCTTCTATAGGGCCGACAAGCAGTTGGGGTCCGGCGGCAAGGGCAAGGGAATTTTTAAGCCAATCAAACGCCTGTTTGGCGGGACTTCCAACATCGGCAACCCCATTGAAAACATCTTCAAGAATTCCACCCTCCTGCTCCGCACCGCGGTGATGAACCATGCCCGGAGACAGGTGGTGGATGAGATTATGGAGTCGCAGGGGTCGGCCCGCTTCCTTGCCAAAATCCCCACAGACATAAAGTCCGTAAGCATTGAGCGGGAGCAACTAAAGAGGAATTTTGCCAAGAATCTCAAGGAGATGATCGGGGCTGAAGAGTACGCCCAGATCGAGGATTTGGTGGATTCCCACTTTGCTGCCATTGAACCCTTCGTGAAGTTCTGGCAGACCGGCCAGGAACCTCATGGCGAAAACGTGATTGCCGTCATGCGTGACGGCAAGGCCGGGTATTACGAAGTGGCAGACCCCCTCCTGTTCCGGGCCCTCCAGGCCCTGCCGCGGCCCATCAGGCAGGACATTGTGAAGAGAGTCCTGTCGGTGCCGTTCAAGGTGATCCGGGGCACCATCACCAATAGCCTGGGGTTTATGATACGGAACTTTGTGCGTGACCCCATGATGGCCTTGACCATGTCGAAGCTGGGGCACAAGCCCTACGTTGACTCTGTCAGGGGCATTGTGTCGCGCCTTACCGAAGACCCCTATTACCATGAGTGGCTGGCCAATGGTGGAGGGTTTGCGTCGATCTACGAGGAAACCCGCAACTCCACCAGGGACTTGGACAAATTCTACCGGCAACGGGGTATCGTTGGGAAGATGGTCATCGACACCCCGGCCAAGATGTTTACCTTTTTGAGCCAAGTTGGAGAAGTGGTGGAGGTCGGCACCAGGCTTGGCGAGTTCCAGCGGGGGATCAAGCAGGGCCTAAAGTCCTCCACCGCGGCTCTGGAAAGCCGGGAGATCAGCACCGACTTTGCCCTGCGTGGCGATCAGGCATACCTTGGGTTCCTCTATGACACTGTGCCCTTCCTTAAGGCTGGCATCGAGGGGATCGACAGGGTCTACCGTGGGCTGACCACCCAGACCAATCGTGCCGTTGTCGCCGCCAAGGTTGCGGCTTTGGCGGCGGCTTCCACCATCATCTACCTGCACAACCGGGATAATCCCTTGTATCAACGCCTGGAGGATTGGGACAAGGACTCCTATTGGCACCTATTCATCCCTACCAAGGAAGCCCTGACCACCATGATCCAAACTGGCAGTCTTCCCTCCAGCAACCCAGAAGACCTTTACCACCACTTCCGACTACCTAAGCCATGGGAGGTGGGCATTATGGGGAGCATGGCGGAGCGCACCATGGAAGGGTTCTTGGAGGGCAAGCCGGTGGAGTGGAGTGCCAATATGCTTCGGCTTGTTTGGCAGATGTTAAGATACGATGTGCTCCCGGCTGGGGGGCAGATACTCCTTGACCAGTACAGCAACAACCTGTCGTTTTTCAACCGCCCCATTGAAACCCCCGACATGCAGCAACTGGAACCGTGGGCCAGGAGTGGGCCCTACAACAGCAGGACTCTGCGGTGGGTGGGGGAGAAGGGCATCCGCCAACTGCCAAAAGGCCTACAGATTTCCCCGGCCCGTCTGGAGGCCCTTCTCCGGGGGTTCTTCAATAGCTGGGCGGCAACTGGGTTGCAGATCGCTGACGGGATGTTCTTCGACGATGTCCCGGCCCTGCGGGTGGAGGACTACCCAGGAATTGCATCCTTCTACCGCCAGGAACCTTCCCGTCACACCAAATATGAAACCATGTTCTATGACATGGTCAAAAACGCCAACGAAGCACGGCGCACCATCCGCGAGATGGATCGCACTTACAGGACTGGCTATGCCGATGAGCTTGAAAATTCCCCTGACAACCAGGAGTACAAATACCTGACCAAGGCGGAAAAGGTGGTTCAGAGCTACCGTCGCGAGATGCTGGACATCATCTATATGCCAGACCTGGAAACCACCCGAAAGTATGCCGCCACCCTGGCGCACGACAAGGAATTCTCCAAGCCCATCTACAAGATAATGAAGAGCGAGGCGTGGAACAATTTACCAATCTTGAAGCGCGATCTGCTTGAGTTGTGGATTCAAAAGCGCAATCTCTACCTCGAAGAGGTGGTGAAAAATTCCGAAAAAGAGAGGAGGAAATGACGAAGAGATATGGCATCGGGGCGCCGTGGCAAGATTGGGTGGCGAAGCTGATCATCGCATTGCTCCTGGGGGCTGGCACTTACACCCTCAACGGGCTGGATAAATCGATTGATCGGCTGAACCAGGGGGTAGCAAACCTCAATCACAACATGACTATCATGCGGGAACGAAACGCCAGGGACGACCAGCGGATCACGACATTGGAAAAAACAATCGAGGACCTGCGTGCCGACATGAAAGAATACGGGAGGAATAAATGAAATTTTTGAAGTGGTTTTTCCAAAGCAATACCATGGTTATCGGCGTGTTGGAGGCCGCCGTTGGCACAGGCATTGCCATCCTCACAGGTGATATCACAGCCAAGGTTGGCACGGTAATGATTGCCACTGGCATCCTCCAGGTTGTTCAGCGCGCTATTAAGAGATACAAGGAGGAACACAAGGAGGAGGTCGAATAACATTGGCGCGGCTCATTTCCGTCTACACCAAAGACGAAAGAGTCCTGCCCACGAATACACCCACGCGATCCTCTCTTATCAGGAGATCGAGTGCGAGCGCGTGGAATCATTCTTCCCGAAAGGAGATGTTTATGCAGTGGAATAAGGTAGGTAAATTTCTGGTGGCAGGTGTCCTGGTGGTGTCCATGTCCGGTTGCGCCGGTTTTATGGCCAAGACCAAGGAGATCGCCCAGGCCCCGTGTCCCTACATGGCTGATGTCAAAATCGCCAAGGACAAAATCAAGGTGGCCCTGACCTCTGCCCAGGTCGGTTATGACCTCGTGGTGGGCATGGCCGGGGTTGCCGACAAGGTGCCCTCCGGTCAAATGATCCTGACCAACGTTGCGGTGATTGACGCGGTCCTGGACAAACTTGGCAAGTTATACTATGACACCATCTGCCCCGCTGAGGCGGAAGTTATGGCCGCAGAAAAGGCCGCGGCTGAAGCCCAGGCCGCCCAGGCCGAACTGGGAATTGTGCATGAATAGGAAACCCTTTCCCCCTCTGAAATCTCCTGTCCTGCGGCCTCTCAGAGGATTGTTTCTTTGTGCTTTTTTTTGTGCTACCATCCTGGCTTCCGGGTGCGGCGGGGTGAAGTTTTGAGCCTGTTTAGCCAGGAGCAGATCAGAAAGTTTTGCCAGAAGGCCCTCTTCACCTTTAGCATGGTGTTGGGGTGGATCGGGGCTTTCCTGGGCTTCCTGTGGGCCGAGGAGATGTCCTGGTGGGCGAGGGTGGCCTGGATGACTGCCATCACTCTGGCCCTGGGCGGGGCAACCTATGGGGTATACTGCTGGGTAGACAGCATCCCCCGTTAGCGCAAAAAAGAAATTAGCACAAATCTTAGCACAAAAAAACCGCCGAGTGGCGGTAAGTGGTGGGCCGTGTTGGATTCGAACCAACGACTCTCTGCTTAAAAGGCTAAAATCATATACGAAAGGCCCCGGAAACCCGCATGGTTGACGGGGCCTTTTTCTATGGCCTACCCCCTTTCGCCCTGTTTTGGACAGGAATTAACACAACGATTAGCACAAAGCGGAGTGAAGATGTTGTCCACGATTTCTCGCGCCGCCTTTTCAACCACCTGTCCCCGAACCCATTGCTCATCGAGGCTTAAACCATGTATGCGTCTTTGTTCATCCATGTGCCATCTCCTCCGGGTTGGGTAGGATGCTGATTGCATCGTGGAGATTGCCGTCCATGCGGTGCAGATACCGCTCAGTGGTGGCAATGCTCTGGTGCCGCAGGAGGTGCTGGAGGGCCTTCATCGACACCCCGTTGTCATAGAGCCAGCTTGCCGCATAGTGGCGCAGTTGGTGCAGAGTGATGTGGCGCACTCCGGCCCTCTTACATATTCCGCCCATGAGCTTGGGCCGGTTCATATATCGGGTGCCGGTCTCCGGGTTGATGAACACCCATTCATCTTGCACTCTTCCGGCCCACAAGTCAACCAAAATCTTATACAATTCCTCATGCATGGGAAACTGGTCAGGCTCCAGGTTGCCACCACGCCGCTTGCGAGTCCAGAGGGTGACTTCGCGCCGTTTGAAGTCGATGTCCCGCCACCGCATGGTCAGGACTTCACTCTTTCGGGCAAGGGTGTAGAACACCACCTTGAGGAAGGGGCGATCCTTACCAGCCGCCAGAAAGATTTTGGCGACTTCCTGGGGGGTTGGCACCTCCCGGCGGCGCACATCATCCTGAAACTTGTCGACCATGAGGGCCGGATTCGAGGCACACAGACCGTGCTTCCGGCCCCAATTGAACAGGGCCCCCAGGTCTTTCCTGTGGAAGTTGGCATTGTAGGCCGAGGGTCGGGTCTGGAGATATCCATCCACCACCAGGGGGGAGACCTCCAACACCGGGATATCACCGGCATGGGCCAGAAAATTCTCGAAGACAAACTTCTTGTAGCTCCAGGTCTTCGGGTTCAGCCGCCTCCGGTTTGCCTCAAGGTACTCAAACATCAGGGAGCTTAAAGCCAAGGTTTCTGGCGCGCTCCTCCCGGCTGTCTGTAGACTTTTTCGGTGGTCGGCCTCTGCGTCCCGCGCGGCCTTCTTGGTCGGGAAGCCGCTCTTGGTGTACCGCTTGCCGTCTTTCATGAAGTGATAGCGGTATGTCCCTTTGTGCCCTCTGTAGACGGTCACGGATGCCATCCTCCTCGAATCTCAGACATTTTGTGCCAGGAATATAGAAACCTCCCAGCAGGTGCCAATGTTTATATACCGTCTTTTCAGAGATTGCAAGTTTTTTTGCGACTTCTCTCACGGTCAGGAGCATTTTTTTCCTCCAGGTCATTCGAGCAGGTCATGATGCCGATGCGAGCCATATTTCCTCTTTACAAACTCATCGGCATAATAATACCGAAATAGTTGGGGTCATCGGCCGGCATCAGGCGGCAGGGCCGGTCCTTGTCGTTCAGCTCCAGCAATACCGTGTCGCCGGTCATGGCACTCAGGGGTTCCAAAAAATAGCGGGCATTGAAGCCGATTTGAATGGGAAGCAGGCCTTCGTCGCCCGCCTCCAGGCTAAGAGGCATAACCTCCCGGCCTTCGCCCACTTCCGGGTTCTGGAAGGTGGCTTCCAGGATGTCCGGCCCAAGGGTCAGCACCACACCTTTAAAGCGCTCCGTGGACAGGAGAGAAATGCGGCGAATGGTGTCATACAAGCCCTGGCGGGACAGGGCGAAGCGAAACGCAAAACTCTCAGGCACAATGCGCCGATAGTCGGGAAACTTTTTCTCCAGAAGCCGGATGAACAGGTACTTGTTGTCGGCCTGGAGGGCCAGGCTTTTCTTGCTCAGGCCCAGGCCCACTTTCTCTTCCTCCCCCAACATCCGGGAAATTTCCGCCACCCCTTTCCGGGGGATGAGAATGCCCTCCTCAATGGCGAACTGTTCGCTGGCCGGCAGGGGCCGCTGAATGAGGGTGAGGCGGTGGCCGTCGGTGCTCACCAAACGCAACTGGTAGCCGTCCGGCTCCTGGCGGCGTTCCCAAAAGATCCCCGAAAGGTAGTATTGGAGGTCATCCCCGGATACGGAGAAAATGGTCTTCTCGATCATTTCCCGGAGCAGCGGGCTTTCCACCTCCACCAGGGGCAGATCGGCAATCTCCGGGACCGGCGGGAACTGGTCCCCCGGCAACCCTATGAGCTGGTAGCGGGATTCACCCATCTGGATTTTGACGTTGGAGGTTTCGGTGCTGGTCAGGTCCAGGGTGTCGCCGGGAAGTTCCTTGATGAGATTGTAAACGTAATGGGCCGGGAGCGTCAGCGAGCCGGGTTCCAGAACCTCGGCCGGGAAGAACCCCCGAAAGCTCACTTCGAGATCGGTGGCCGCCACCGATACCTGATTGTCTTTGGCTTCCAGGAGGAAATGGCTGAGAATGGGCATGGTGCCCCGCCGGTCCAC